CAGCGGCCGTATTTGATACTACTCGTATCTCATTAGCCGCAGCTCTCAAGGCTACCTATGACAAAGAGACACGCCTGCGCCTCGAGGCCCTTATCGCCATCGAGGAAGATAACGGCGATTTAGCACTCAGGAAAATAGGCGAACTAGCCGCGCTACAAAAGAACGCAGATTTAGCCAAGTTAGCAGGCATTAAAGAGATCAGCGATGCAACGCTACTTTCAATCAACACGCAGTTACTCAATGAACTTACTGCTATAGATAAATCTAAAATGGCTGAGAGCGATAAAGAAATCGCACGTGAGGAAGCATTTAAGAAATATAACGCCGCCATTACTGCGGCTGGTCAATTAGCCTCAGCTGAGCAATATAGCGAGCGCGTACAGATCCAACTTACCGAAATTGCTCGTTTAGCTGCTATTAGTAGAACTACCAGCGCCTCAAATACGGCAACTTTATTGCGCGAGTCTGCCGAATTATCAATGATCGACCGAGTAGCCAAGGCACAAAAGGCGGCCGATGATGCTCGCCTAAAATCGCTACAAGATTACATAGCTCAATTAAACAAAATGCCAACCGTAGGAGGCTTAGGAGGCGGTCCGACAGGTGGCGGTCCGACAGGTGGCGGTCCGACAGGAGGCGGTCCGACAGGTGGCGGTCCGACAGGTGGCGGTCCGACAGGTGGTAAATCTCTCGGTGGTAAAACGGCCTTTGAGTTAGAACAAGAGGCAGCACTAAAGAAGTTTTTTGAGGCAGAATTAGCAAGGCGAGCCGCTGAAAAAGCTGCTGCCGATGCTGCGGCTAAAGCTGCTGCTGAGGCTTTACAAGGTGTCGGCCGAGGCATAACTGAGATTGGTATTGTTGGCGAAAAGATCGATTTTATACCTAAGGCAGAAGCTACCGCAGCTAACATCGCAGCTATTTTAGAATATGCAGATGCCGCTACTGCAAGAGCTAACGCTATTGCTACTTTATTAGAGTCGTCTAATATGCGAGATATGGAAATTTTGACGGCTCAGGCGCTCGGCAACCCACAATACGGTTTCCAATCTTTCCAATCTGCCGAGGCAAAAGCTTTAGTCGCAACAGGTAACGGAAGTGTAGGCGGAGGTATTGGAGCTTTCGATCGAGATATTAATATTACGGTAAATACTGGGGTGGGAGATCCCGAAGCTATTGCTCGAGCTATTGAAGATTTACTTAATCAATCGGGCTACAGAGGCACGACTACTAATCGCGGCTCCGGGAATTACTTAGTATCGTGAGTATTTGGCTTCCAGAGTGGAAAATAATCGTAGGCACGACTGAGTATACAAACGTGCTAAGCGTAAATATGGCAACTGGTCGCGATGATGTCGATCTACAATGCAACGCCGGCTACGCTCGTATGGAGATCGTAAATATAAATAACTCGGCCTTTGATATTGACGTTACCGATAGCCTTACCCTAGAGCTAAAGAATAGCTCCGGTACTTACGTGCCTGTTTTTGGCGGTACGGTATCGGATTTTGGTATTTCGGTACGCTCGCCTGAGGAAGTAGGCTTTATAACAATTGGTAATATTTTGGCCGTAGGATCTTTAGCTAAATTAACTAAAGCTTTATTCCCGGATGCCTTGCCTAAAACTGAGGATGGCAATCAGATTTTCGACATCCTTAACGAGCTACTTATTAATAGCTGGTTTGAGGTAGCACCGGCTTTACAATGGCAGGACTACGACCCTACGACTACGTGGGCCGATGCAGAAAACGTAGGCCTTGGCGAGATCGATCAGCCGGGACTCTACGAAATGATTTCCCGTTCAGCTGATCCGTTTAGCAGCTATAATTTATGCGCTCAGATAGCACAAAGCGCGCTCGGTAATATTTATGAGGACAAACAGGGACGAGTTTGTTACGCCGATGCAGATCACCGGACGACGTACCTATCGGCCAATGGCTATACGACTATCTCGGCTAATTACGCTACTCCATCGAGCGTTAAATCAATCTTACAAATAGGCAAGATCCGTAACTCGCTCGTATTTAACTATGGTAATAATTACAATAATCAGGCGACCGCTTTAGATGCAAACTCGATCGCTAACTACGGGCGCTATCAGCGCAGCGTAAGCTCTAACCTGCACAATTTGTCAGATGTAAATGATGTAATGGATCGCGAGTTAGGCCTCCGTGCTATCCCTCGAGAGCAGCTACAGGCTATTACCTTTAGACTAGATAGCGGCGACCTACCGGATGCTGAGCGAAACAAGCTCATAAATGTATTTTTTGGTGAGCCTATTGTTATTAGCGATCTACCGATCAATATGTTTAACGGATCATTTAACGGCTTTTTAGAGGGTTTTGCTATCCGTGCTACGCCTCAATTTGTAGACATAACTCTCACTTTGAGCCCTACAGATTTCTCACTAGTCGCGCCACAATGGGACACGGTGAGCCCCCCTAGCCTGATTTGGACGGGTGTAAACGCTACACTCATATGGGAAAACGCATTTGGAGGTTTAACGTAATGGCAACTACTACGCCGAATTTTGGATGGCCGGTACCTACAAGCACCGACTTAGTTAAGGATGGAGCTACGGCTATCGAGGCCTTAGGCGACTCCATTGATGCAAGCTTGCTTGATCTTAAGGGCGGCACTACCGGGCAGGTACTTAGTAAAACCTCCGGTACAGATATGGACTTTACCTGGGTTACTACGGATGATGCTAACGCGATCCAAAACTCTATTGTCGATGCTAAAGGCGATCTAATAGCAGCTAGTGCAAACGATACTCCAGCTCGTCTCGCAGTAGGCGCAAACGGCGAAACGCTCGTAGCAGATAGTTCCACTTCAACAGGCTTGCGTTATCAAGGTTCAATGGCTGCTGGTCGTAACTTTTTTATTAACGGTGGTACCGACATTTGGCAGCGAGGTACTTCTATTGCCTTGACGACTAGCGCTTATACCTCAGACCGCTGGCAAGGTTATCGGGCGGTTGCAGGTTCAACGGTTAGCCGACAAGTAACTGGCGATACAACTAATCTGCCTTTTATTCAGTATTGTGCAAGAGTTCAGCGCGATAGCGGAAATACTGCGACCAATACAATTTATCTTGGACAATCTTTAGAAACTGTCAACTCAATTCCTTTGGCTGGCAAGACTGTGACTCTTTCTTTTTATGCGCGAGCAGGTGCTAATTATTCAACTGCTTCAAATGCGCTTTCAGTTCTTTTAAGAAGTGGCACTGGAACAGACCAAAATGTTATTACAGCAGGTTACACAGGTTCAGTAAACGTTATAAGTGACACCGCAACATTAACAACCACTTGGCAACGATTTACCTATACGGCAACAATCGCGGCAACTGCAACAGAGGTTGGACTACAACTTAGTAATGTGCCTGTCGGTACTGCTGGGGCTGCTGATTATTATGAAGTAACTGGTGTTCAACTAGAGGTCGGTTCAGTAGCCACACAATTCTCACGCGCTGGCGCAACAATCCAAGGAGAATTAGCCGCTTGTCAGCGGTACTACTACAATTTTGCTAATGGAACAGACAAGCCAATCGGTGTAGGTTTTTACAATACAGCAACAAACGCCCAGTGTGTGTTTAAGTTGCCAGTTACTATGCGAACAAATCCAACTTTAGTAGCAACAACTGGTACAGGTTATTATCAACTAACCGCAGGTGGTGTAGATGATCTTTTCAATTCTTTAACTATCTTTAATGTATCGACCGAGTCGGTTCAACTGTATAACAACACAGAAGCAAGTGGCACAATCGGTTATGCAGGTATGATGAAAACTGTAAATGCGTCCGCTTCAGCGGCTTTTAGTGCGGAGTTGTAAAATGACAAGACAATACACAGTAGAGGAAAATGGCGTTATCTGGTACGAGGAAGATGGAGTGCGTTATTCATTTATCGCAGACCCAAGCAACTCAGATTACCAACGCTATCTAAACCCAGAAGCGGAACAATCCACACCGAGCGTTACTAATGGAAACTAGCTATAACGGCTACCCGGCATCAAAAGATCCGGACGAGATTAAAATAAAGTCCTACCCTGTAAAGGGTACGGATCGTAAGCTAAGGTGCGCCGAGAGTGTTGGGCCTCTCTTGGCCGCCTTTGCTGCGGAGTTTCACGAGCTGATAGAGCCAATCGATCAGGGTACGTTCGACGACTGGGCATATGCGTACCGGATGGTAAGAGGTAATCCTACAAAGCTATCGTGCCACTCATCAGGGACGGCTATCGATCTCAACGCTACAAAGCATCCGCTCGGTAAGTACGACACTTTCCCGGCTGAAAAAATACCAATGATTAGAGCCCTTGCTAAAAAGTATGGCCTTAAGTGGGGCGGCGACTTTAAGAGCAGGCCGGACGATATGCACTTTGAGGTAGAGGTATCGGCTACTAAGGCTAAACAACTAATAGAAAAGTTAGGATTAAAAAATGAATAAAAAACAATT